CTAACAATTGTAATTTCTCTTCTGAGGTACACATCTTGTTGTAAAAGTAGTTAATTAAAGTCTTTTTCCACTTAGTAAATTTAACTCCAAAATCGCAACCAGAGAACTGATAACCCAGAAATGACACATCATTAACATCCTCGGATACTAACAACTTGTCATCTGGAATTATTGGTCCCCAAAGCTGAACACGGCGCCGATAGTCATCCCGTGGAAAAGGTATATCACAACCGCCCACGAAATCATCACCATAAACAGCCAAGTAACGACCAACACTGTGATGCCACATCTGTAGTTGCTTAAAAGTGGGCGGTTTGTCAAACCAACCAATAATCTGCGTACAAATGTTATGCACAGAATTGATTTCACCTGTCCATTTATTGCCTGAAGAATTAAACCCATCACGTTTAGATTTCATCACATTACCACAAAGTCTCCATCGTTTATTTCCACAATTAACATTCTTAACCCAATTCCAGGCATTATTAGTCCGACGATCAGAAATATTGACTCCACCCACAACCTGTAATATATCATGCGTCAAACGCATACTAACACCATGTTGTGAGCTGTCATAATTCTGAAAATCACCTTCGTATTTAAACTTAGATTGATTAATATTCCTGCGAATCCGGTTAAGTCCGCCATAAGCGGTAGCAATACCGATCTTGATAATGCCATTATCTTGATTTTCTTTAATAACGTCAATGCCGGGAGCCACCATAGTCTGAACTAGTATTTGAACCAAAGGAGCACAGATAACAATTCTTGTTAAACCTGCGATAGCTTTAGCCTCACGTAATAACTCATCTTTAGGATTTATGTCCCCGATATCACACGGTATTTGAGGAACACGTCCCTCACAGATATCATCAATAGCACTCAAAACTTTGCCCCAACAAAATGCACACTCCCTCACCTGCTGTTTCTGCATGTGGTTTACACCGCATGGAGCATCAGTATTAAAAGGGAAACCCGAAGATTTAGTGAGTATTTTGCTGTCGATTATCTTCTGCCAAGCTTGATCAACTGTGAGCATTTCTCTAACAGGTGATTTTGGCAAAATGGTTGGAACAAAGTCTTTTAAAACCTTGACCCAACCATCAAAACCAGAACCATCTGCTCTAGGTATGTCATACAACATTGAAAAAGCATTGATAGTAGTCTCTTCAGACACATCAGCAAATCTGTACGCATTCTTAACGGAATCAGGGATAGAATCCCAAATAGGCTTCAGAGTTGCGTCCAGGACATGCTTAGTGTTTGGAACAAACTTATTATTAGTGGAAAACTCGTGTTCCCAAAAGTCAAATGGTGAATCGGTGTCACTACCGTCAGTGGGTTCATCCACCACGCTAGTGTCACCAATGATACCAATGGATGGTTCAACATCCTTGCTATCATCATCATCATCAGATACCACAGCGATTTTTCCATCAGGAACATCGGCAGACATATCTAACTCAAGACTCTGGCG